TCTCTAAATCTAAGCTATTTTCACTTTCTAAATCAACATCTCGTTCATCAACTACTATCCATTCATCTGTTGGTAATTCCGCACGGTCAATTATTTCTTGCAAATCGCTTTTCGCTTTTGATAATTGGAACTCACTAGCAACATCGGGAGCTAAATCACTTCCACCCCTTTCAGCCTTTAATCCTATTAACGCTCTAATTTCATTCGCTGTCATTGATTCCAATACCTTGTTTGCCACCAATGGGGACAAGCTATTAATTCCATTAATTATCCTGCTATCTCGGTCGTCTTCGCCTGTTGATTCGTTTTCAGCATTAAACGGAGTTAAGGTCTTAAAGTATAATTTCAATGCAATTTGATTGAACGCTAAAATGTTTGTAAAGGCTTCAATTAAAATCATTTGCAAAGGTTTTATAACCATATTATCAAACAGTATTGAACTGTTTTTCAATTCGTCAGCATTTGAACTAAATCCCGTATTCGTTACAATTCCAAACAATAAAGGTGAAGTGACATTGTGCGCAATTAGTATTTTGCTTTGGCATTCAGTCGAAAGCTGTGTATATAAATCCGCTGCGTCAATTAATGGAATGTCTTCAATCGTTGCAGCGCTTTCTTTGTTGTCGTTGAAGGCAATGATTATCTTTTGACCTTGTGCGCCCGTGAGCTTTTTATTTACTTTTTTTGAAATAATTTCTTGTTGCTCTTCGCTTGGCACTCCATTATTAAAATTCAGAATCCTTGTTGAGCTAAAAGAATTTTGTACCTCATTAACTAAGTAGTCAGCAACTTCCTCTTCTAGTAACGCATATTTTAACGCCCCTTGATAATCTACATAACTGAAATATTTCATTCCAACGGCATACGGCTTCACGAAATAAATTTCTATTTCTTTGCTTCCAAATCCGAAAGCATCGAATCTAACAACTGGATATTTTCTTAATTCTCCCCAATTGTCAGAGTAGTAATACCCTGTAATTTCTCCCTCTTCGTTGCACTTTTCAGGTGCTAATAATTGAACGGGTAAATGTAACGTTTTGAGAATCCTTTTTCTATCTTTTGAGTAATGCACTTGGATAGCGCATTGACCTAACATCTTTAAATCAGTGACTAATTTGCGTGCATCATTCTTTGGGAGCATTGAGATAAATGAAGCGTATTGATTTGGCTTTCTATTCGCATCCAATGCGCCTAATCCTTTACCGTAAACCAAACGACAAACGTTATTAATTATCGCATTGTTTGTAGTGCTGTTCTTGTACCTATCAATAAGGAATGTATAGTAAGAATTATCACTACCATAAGTCACATATTCCTTGCTAACTTTTTCTTCAATTACTGGCGATTCATAAGCCGCTAAATTTAAAACGTGGACATTGCTCATAAAATAATAAATTCGTTTGATGTTGTAAATGGAACGTAAACCCCTGCATTGTTTGAAAATGAAACGGGCGGTTGATTGGTGCAAAAAATTCGTTCCTTAAATACAACCGTTTCTGCTTGATTAATATTAACGGTATAGAACCTATTTTCAATTAGATTGAATACTGCATTAATCACATGATAATAAGAAGTCGAAACACTCGAAATAATCGGAACTTGAACCGTTACATTCGTCATTTCGTCCGTAAGAAATAAACCGTCAAAATTTCCGTTTCTAGGAATGAAATTAAATTCTTGTGTCAGTACGTTTTCCGTTGTCAGAATGTTCATATTATATAAACCAATCCGTGTAAATTTTGTAACACAATAAAGCCACCCTATGTAATAAGGTGGCTTAAATTAAATAGGTTGTGTTATGATGTTACAATAGTCGCATCATCGAAGAATGTTGCTAATAGCGCATCCGTATTTCCTCCAACTTGTAAGATATTAGCCGCTAACGGTTCTTGAACTGTGAACGTCAATTGATAGCCGTTGTAATCACCCATTGCCGTTCCACTCATTATACCACCTGCTGTTAAATCCATTCCGAAATTGTAACCTGCTAAAAAGAATTGACCCGCTTTTGTTTTAACAACTACGTGTGGTCTTCCATAAGACAATAATTTAACGGTCTTATGCGATTGAGAATCTTGCCTCTTTAATTGAATAATCAACGTTTGTTCAACAAAAGTAGTTCCGTTTTCTCTTGAACTTGTTATCGCTTGCTCAAACGAATTCGCCCCCTTTAATTCAAATTTGTAAAGATTCGCCACACCTTGCACGGCATCGAAGTCATCGGGAAAAGTAGCATTAAGCGTAACCCCCGTAATATCTCCGTAATTTATAAAGTAGACCGCATCAAGTCCACTAATGGAATCTTTACACGCTTCTAATCTACCATTTGCAATTATACAACTCATAATTTTATGTTTTTTAATGTTTATAAAAAAAAGGGTAGGTACATACCTACCCTTTATAATTCTAGTTAATCAGTAATTAAGTAGTAGTTAAATACCAAATGATATCCTCTGAATTCGCATACTGAACGCCACCCGTGTAAACAAGTTTCATCATCGTAATTCCTTTCATTTCGTCTTCCTCAATACGAATTTCATTGTGATCAGCAAGTAAACCTGTACCGAAAGCAAGATTTTTCTTTTCGTACACTACAAAAGTGTTATCTGGCAAAGCGTTGATTACTTCTAATACCGTTGAGCCGTATCGTAATTGTTGCTCCGTTCCACCGTTACCGTTTGAAATACCTGCTGAAACTAATGCTTGTTCGTAAGCTAATGCGATATTTGCAGAAACCCCAAACACTCTATCTTTCTTGCGTAAACGAATTGGAGTAGCGTTTAAAACTTTCTCTATTTCAGAAATTACATTCGCTTTCGTAACCGCTGCACCTAATGAAACTATTCCGCTCCCTGCTTTGATTACGGTTGCATCCGCGTTAAACAATGGAATAAATCCACCAAATGAACCGCTTGTTGCTGCAACACCATTCCAAATATCTGAATCAACTGATTGAGCTGTTGAAGCTAAAACTTCCGCAATTAATGCAGTAGAAACATCTTTCGGCATTACATCGTTATGCGCTGAAAATCCCATCGTTGCAGAACTCCAAATTTGTCTAAGGTCTTCTTTACAGACTTCCAAATCCAATTTGATTTTCTTTGGCGTCAACAGTTTTTCGGACAATGTGATTGTTCCTGATGGTTGCCATCCACAAGTATAATCTGTGCGACCGTCTGCATATTCAATTTTTCTCATTGAAATCTGAAAATCAATGTTTGGTAAAATCGTAACCAAATTTCTTGCGATTGTGTCAGCTTCCTTGAAGGATTTACCGATAATTTCGCCTGCTACTGTTCCAACATAGTTAGAACTTACATTTGTTGTTGTTGCCATTATTAGCTTTAAATTAATTAGTTAATACTATGATTGAGAAGCCCAAATGCCACCGCAACCGATAACGAAATAACCCGTTACTCCGTCTGCTACTAGGGTAATCATGTCGCCCGTTGTTGCTGTTGCTTTCGTGTTTTGAACTGCTTTGTTATCTACGCCACTAAGTACTACATTTGTACTTGCATTCGTTGTTCCGTGAATTGCGTCTACTGCTGCTGGTGCAATTTTCACTAATACCGCTCCATCTGCTCCCGAGTTGATAAACGTAAACGTTAACCCCTCAACCGACGCTGGTAAAGTTACCGTCAAGGCGTCCGTACCAATAAGGAAAACCTTACTTGAATCCGCTGTTGTTAATGCTCTGTTTGCTGTAATAGTCTCTACTGTTACGTTCGCATCCAACTGTCTGAATCTTCTATTTGTTGCCATTATTTTTGTTTATTAAAGGTTGTTAATATGTTCTGTGATTGAAATCTTTCCGCTTGTTTTCTTAACGTTTTCAGGATTGTGAACAATCGGTTTTACAACTTCATTCGCTAATTTTAATTGTGCTTTTAGTTCGATTATCTCCGTGTCTTTAGCATCCATTTCTTCCTTAGAAAAATGCGTTTCTTTAACAGTGGATTCAATCGTTTTCTTTGGTGCTGTTGGTTCGCTTTTTGTCGCTTCAACGGGTGCTTCCTCGGTTGCTGGTTCTGCTGGTGCTTCCATTTCTTTAACCTCTGAAATTATACCTTCCTCAACGACTACTAAGACTTTTCCGTCTTCAAGTTCGTATTCTCCAATTGGAACCGCTATTCTTTGGTCATCGTCCGTAACAACGAAAACTTCTTTATTGGCTTCAAAAGAATCGGCTTCAATAGTCGTTTCACCGTCTGCAAGTTTCATTTGTTCTAAAGCTACCTTCATTCCTAAAGCTATCCTTAGATTCCTTATTACTGTTTGTGGTTTATTCATAATCTATAAACTTGTTTAATTAATAATTGTAACCTATTCGCCTAAAATTCGTCGAAGCTCTTGAATCAATTTTTCGTCTTCGCTCATTTCTAAATCTTCAAAACCGCTAAACATCGCCTCAATAGAATAGCCTTTAAATTTTCCTGCTTTGACGTCCGCCCAAACTTTGTCATTATTGATTTTCGACATCAAAACCCATTCGCCACCGTTCGCACCTAAATTGTAAATATTGCTTTTGTCGTGTTTTGGATCCTCTACAATCCAACTTTCAATAACTGCAATTCCTTGTACTTTTTGGTTATGGTCTGTCGTGAAATTATTCCCCTTCATTTGTGACATGAAAAGTTCTTGAGTTTCTGAAATCGTTTCTTTTGAAAAGTAGATATTAAATACTTTATCTTTTATTTTTCTTGGTATTCTTTTTTCGGGAATCAAAGCGAATCCAACCACAATTCTGCGTTCCTCATCAATTACTTTCAACTGTATAACATCGGAACTTAGATGCAAAAAATTAGCTTCAATTGCTGGATTCTCAACAAGGCTAACGGCAAAAACTCCGTCTGTCAATTTGTCTTTTATTGTCAACTCGATTTCTTCCATAACCATTAAACTTATAAAGTTGCATTTTGTAACCTATTTCTGTCGAGTGCCTGCTGACTTGTAACTTCGCCACTAACGACATAAGCCTGTATTGGCGATTGCCCTAATTGACCTAGTTGATTAATTCCACTATTCCCAACTACATTAAAACTAGGAGCGTTTACCGATGCTGTTGCTGGTGCTGCTGGTGGTTCGCCACCGCCTCCACCGCCTTCAAATTTTGTCTTACTAATCTTTACCACATTCGCTAAGCCTACTGCAGCCGCTATTCCTGCTTCAACAAATTGCGCTCCCGTAGCTAATTTAATTGGATTCCCACCTGCTGTTAACGCGGCTGTTACTGCTAAGTAAGTTGAAATTGATGCTTGCGCGATACTAGCCGCTTTATTAATTTTGAAAGCTCTTTTTTGGCTTGCTTCGTCTTTACCTGCAAATGCAGTCATAAGACCTGAAATAGCTCCAATCGCATCCGAAGCCATTTGTAATTTAGAGTTTTGAAGATTAGCCGCTAATTGTTTTTCTTTTTCCGCATATTTTTCATTAATAACACCTTCTTCCCTAGCTCTATTCTCAGTAATTATTTTTAACTGCTCAGCATTGTCTCTAGCTCGGTGTTCAAGTTCAAAGTATTTATCAGAAACAGCTTGTAACTCTCTTTGTTGGTCAGTTAACCCAGCTTGAAAATCTTCTTCTTGTAAACCT